GGCAGCCATGCCCTGCGTTCATTCACGCTCAGGGCCAAGCACAACGGAACAACCCAGACACTGGCCACCTTCCAGGCGGTGTATCTGGAGCAGCACTTCACAGGCGACACCGAGGAGTTCCTGCGCAACAATTTCCTCACCACGATGGAAGGGAAACTCATGGCGCCCGGGGCGACCGAGTTCCTGTATTATTACCGCAAGGCGTACTCCCAGGAATCAGTTCGCTTCCGTGTCGTGGCCAGCGTCTACGACGCCGAGCCACGGGTGTTCCAGTATTCTCCCCAAAACTCGATCAGCACTATCGACACCATCGCCAGGATCGAGGTGACCATGAAGCTGATGCTCGACGCCGTGGAGTCCCACGGCTGGGTAAGGGAGCACATCAGGCCGCTGGCCTGCAGCGTCCAGGTCGGCGCCCGGTCCTTCACGTTCTATGTGCAGGACTGCGAGCCGAACCTCACGCTGTATTTCCGTAATGCGTTCAACTGCTTCGAGTGCTGCGCACTCCAGGCAGTGACCACGCACAAGCCCAAGGTTGACCGCTCGATCGCGGTGACGAACCGCATCTCCACGTTCTACAACCAGCAGAACGAGAAGCTGTACGAGGTCGAGACTTCGGGCCTGACCATGGAGCAGGCCCGGTGGATCGAGCAGCTGTTTTATAGCCATGACGTGCGCATGGCGACCAAGCGCACCGACTTCTCGCAGGGCTACACTCCGCAAGGCATGCCGATTGTGCTCATCACCGAGCCGACCTGCGAGATCAGCGACGCGGACGGTGAACTCAACATCGTGAAGTTCACCTATCAGTACCAAGACAGGCGGACGTATCTGCCGACAGATTACCTGTCCGTGGATCACGACCGCATCTTCACCGAAGAGTTTGACCCCTCATTCCAGTAAGACCTATGGCACAAAGTATCCACATCAGCACCCTTCGCAGGATGCTCAAGGCCGGAGACCCGGTTGACCTCAAGCTCTGGACAAAGTCAGGGGAGATCCAGTGCTGGCGCAACTGCATCCCCCTGCGTTACAACTTCTACCAGGGCACCCAGCAGTTCAAGCTGCTCGACTCGCACCAGATACGTCAAGCACGTATCTGCTGCATCTTCGAGATCAATAGTATGGAAGTGTATCTTTGAGTTTTTCGAATCTAAAAATCCTCTGATTAAGGAAAATGCTTACCTTTGCAGTATGAATTATTTGGTAAATAACATGAATTTACTGCTAAGGTGGCAAAATCTTATTGACTCTCATATCAAATCCATAAATGATTTTCTTAATTTATGCGAGCCGATTCGCTTTGAGTATGAAAAATCTAAGTATCAGGATAATTCTGATACATTCAATGTTTTCAGACTTATTTCAGAATTATATTACAGAGAGAACTTTCACTCTGACATAATAAGATTTTTTTTGGACACAAATGAATCCCATGGCCAAGGAAAGACATTTCTTGTTGAGTTCATAAACATGTTGCGCAATACAGGGCAACAAATTGATTCTCGATATTACCAGGACGCGTCTGCAATTCGAGAAGAAGGCAAGATTGACATTTTGATAAAATCGGAAACTAGCAAACACGCCATCATCATTGAAAATAAGATGAATGATGCTGGAGACATGCCTCGTCAACTGCCTCGTTATTTCGATTATGTCTCACCATCTTATCAAATTGATTCGATTGTTTATTTGCCGTTAGATTATAGCAAAAGCCCAGATATGTTTGATTGGACTCAAGAAGACAAAGCCAATGTTTGCCCATTATTGAACATAATCCCTGCCTACGACAAATCACGAATTAATTTGGTGGATAATTGGTTGATGCCAATACAAGCAAGTATAAATGATATTGATGTATTATCAACATTGCGTCAATATTCTAAACTAATAAAACTTTTAAATACAAACGCTATGGATATTGTTATTCTAGAGAAATTTTACAATGAGATTAAAGACGTTAATAATTTAAAGACGGCACAATCGATACGTAATATGCTGAATGAGCTTCCTCAATTCTTAGCACGCCGTATTTTTGACAAGTATCGAAATCGATGTGCCCCTTTCTCAAAAGTGTGGATCTATAATCTTAAAGATGCCGTTTTTGAGGGTGCAGAGATTTTGGGGCTTTACATTAAAATGGACATATGGTGTTCAGAGGAAGGATATGAAATATTGTTCTATTCTCCTGAAGATCATCAACCAGACGAAACTGTCTTTAATGAGATTTTAAGTAAAGTGAAATCCTTAAATGGATTCAGACCTGTTTCGGAACAAAAATGTAGATTGACATATAATATCGATTTTTCTGATGAAGCAGGCCTAATCTCATTCATTGACAATATTCTTTTGGAACTTCAAAGTGTAAAGTATGAGTAAACATTTCTTTGTCTTTTAGACAATCGAGCAGACTCCATAATTTTGCGGAAACTAAAACCGCGAGATTATGGAGTTAAATTTTAATAGCGTAGAAACTATCCCGGTGCTCAACGCGTCGGCCGCTTTCAAGACCGACAGCGGCAAGGTGTTCAAGGAAGACGTGGACATCGTGCCGACGATCATCGACAAATCGCTGTCCTACATCCCATGGGGAAGCGATAACAACATGCCGTACCACATCATCAACCTCATCGAGAGTGACGAGACCCTCGCCACCTGCCAGATGTTCAACGCTGAGGTATGCTACGGCAGCGGGCTGCAGTACAACACCGACTCGTGTGGCGGCGATGTCAAGCGGGAGGTCGAGGACTTCCTGCTCGACAACGCCTTGCCCTCGTACTTCCTCGGTGTGTGCCAGGACTTCAAGCACTTCGCCTTCTGCGTCTCGGTTGTCATCCTCAATGCTGAGGGCACGAGGATTGTACGACTGATTCGCAAGGAGGCCTGCTACTGCCGTCTTACCCCTGCGGAGAAGGACGGCAGCATACGCCAGGTGCTCTACGCCAACTGGCGCCAGCCCGTGGCCAGCCGTGACGATATCGAGGTGATCGACCTGCTCGACATCAATTCGCCTTGGCGCGACCTGGCGATACGCATGGGGCGCATCGCCGGTGACGACGGCAAGCGTCGCGTCCGCACCAAGTCCCGCAAGTTCGCCGTGCTGACGCGGGTCCCGACCCCCGACAGCACCTATTACCCGATACCGTATTACGGCGCGTTGTTCCGTGGCAAGTGGTACAACATCAAGCAGCTCATCGGCATGGCCAAGGAGGCCAAGCTGAAGAACATCGCCCCCATCAAGTACCAGATCGAGATCTCGAACAAGTATTGGGAATCCATCTTCAAGAGCGAGGGCATCACCGACCGCCGCGAGCAGCAGAAACGCATCGTCAAGGAGAAGCAGCAGATCCTCGACTTCCTTACCGGCGTGGAGAACGCTGGCAAGGTGTGGTTCTCCACCTTCTATGTGGCGCCCACAGGCGAGGTCCAGCACGAAGTCGTCATCAACAAGATCGACTCCGACAAGGAGGGCGGCGACTGGTCAACGGACATCCAGGAGGCGGTGAACATGATATGTTTCACCATGCGTGTGCACAGCAACCTGGTGGGCAGCGTGCCCGGGAAGTCGCAGAGCAACAACTCGGGCAGCGACAAGCGCGAATTGTACACCATTGCCCAGGCCCTGCAGAAGCCGTATCACGACCTGCTGTTCACGGTCCACCAGATCGTCATACGCTTCAACGGCTGGACGGGTGCCTATCCCGACTGCCCCTTCATTCAGCTGACAACGCTGGATGAACATCAAGACGCAAAACAGGTGACCATGAATGATGATGCCTGATTGCAATCGGATTACAATCCAATAGCAGTCTAGAGCAGTCTGACGGCATTTAAGTGTGTCTGAACATCAGGAAGTTACGCCAGCAGAAATATTAGATAGCAGTCTAATAGCAATCTGAGTGCAAGCTTGTACAATCTTATTGCAATAAAACCATCACAATAATTGCATTGGCCTTGAGTTGCCCTTATCTGCCCTTATCTGCCCTGAAATCAATTTTCTATATGGCTGATATTTAGAAGTTTACAAAAGTGGATTATGGACTTTGCCTTTGAGCTGCCCTTATCTGCCCTTATCTGCCCTAATTTACCTTAATTGACCCTAGACAATATGGAAACAAAATTAATCATATCCGACCAGCAGTTGCGCAGGTACCTGCCCAACGCTTTCGACACCGTGGAAGGCGAAACGACCTTCCACGAGAAGATCCTGCCATGGCTAGACCAGGCAGAACGATGGGTATTCACCCAGTTCATCGGTGACGACTTCGCCCCTGAACTGCTCGCCATGGAAGAGACAGAGCCGCTGCGCACCTGTGCAACGCTCGTTGTGGTCCATGAGGCGTTCATGCGGGCCGTGCCGTCGCTCGACCTGGTGCTCACGCCGAACGGATTCGGCATCGTGAGTAACCAGAACATCGCTCCTGCAAGCCCCCATAGGATATCAAGGCTCCTCGGCTCGCTGGAGACGAGCCGGGACATCGCCATCGAGCAGCTGATCCACAACCTGTTCCTCAACAGCACCTGGAGCGCCAGCCCCAAGCGGCAATGGTTCAGCGCAACGCTGTTCCCGAACATCGACCTGGCCAACCTGTGCGGTTTCACCGAACACCGGTGGGCGAACTACCTGGGCCTGCGATCCAAGGCGATTGAGGTGGAGCAACGCCTGGCCGAGGAATACATCTCGCCCGAGCAACTGGCCGTGTTCCGTA